GAATAGCTCTTTGTAACGCTTGAATTTCTACACCCATGTCATGGATACCATGCGCGTCTTTATTACGTAGGAATACTCCTGCCATAGCCCAGCAGATTTTTTCACGATGCTCTAAATTAAAAAGAATATCAATTGGTTTTTTACCAGAAGCTAAGCCCAAAGCAGCAACTGCAAGAGGCCCGCCAATAGCCGAAGCAATCATTGACCCAACTGGGCCACCTAAATCTCCAAGAGGGTTTTGAGCTATCTTACCTGTGTAAAAGATTGGGTTTCCTTTGGAATCAAACTGTACGTGAAAACCCGTAGCACCATCACCCTCATAGGTTCCACCAAATAAATTTGGACTTGTTTGCTCACTTGTGCTAAATGGGGAAACAATACGTTGTCCAGTCTCTTTATTCCCAAGGAGTTTTGAAGTGGTGATTGGAGCCGTGTAAACAGTTTGAGTTCCAGATTCTCCGCTAACATCTTGGGCGGTAACTTTGCTTGGATCTACGGGTTTACCCTGTAAGTCAACAAAACCACCACGCCCGTCAGGTCTTACTTCTGTGTCATAAGGCACATCAATCATGCCAACTTGGTTAATATTTGTAACACCTGCGGAGGCTAAAATCTTAGCCATTTCTCGCGCATTAGCTTCAGCAGAACCGTACCCTTGACCTTTCCAACTTGCAGTTGTCCCTTGACCAAGAATTTGTTGTACTAGTGCATCAAGGTTGTCGTCTTTTGGTTTGGCAGCTACAGAAGTAACAGGCTGTTCTTGTTGAGATGCCTCTTGAATAAACTGATTGCCCGGTGCTCTTGGGATTACGTCCGGCACTGTTGGAGCTGGCTCTGCCCCACTCTTGAATAAACTTGCAAGATCCATTGGTTCTTCAGTAACAACCCCAGAGTTTGGATTAAATGGATCGAGTTCTACTATTGGTGGCCTCACGTTGAAATCTGGCACTGTTGGAGCTGGCTCTGCCCCACTCTTAAATAAATTTGCAAGGTCAAACGAGTCTGTAATAATTCCTGAGTTTGGATTAAATGGATCACGCTCTACTATTGGTGGCCTCACGTTGAAATCTGGCACTGTTGGCGTAATAAAGTTAGCCAGTGCATTGTTTTGCTGCACAGCGTCTCCATCGAAGCCGCCCTTGTCTTCGTAATTCATGCCGTAAAAATTGTTTTTATTCAGTGGCAGCATTATCCAACCTTCCAATTTGTTCCGTCAGAATATACAGGGACTGCAACAGCTCCGCCAGTCACTACTGTAGACCCGAATACGGGAGCCAAAGCATTAGTTACAAAAGCCCGAGCACCTTTACCAGCAACAGATGCAGATGGTAATGTAGCCACTGTGTAGTTGGTCAAAGGCGGCTGGATTCCAGCAGAGTCAAGCTGCTTAACGATGTTATTCAACCGGTTAAAGTACAGACGCAAAACATTGTTCAGTTGATTTTGGTACTTCTCGCTGTATTCGGGCGTAGCAAATGGAAGCGCAGGCGGCTCCACTTGTTGTAATTTAAATTCTGTAGTAACAATTAAGCTCATGAGTTACCCCTACGACCATCTTGACGGATATCCAAACGCGGCGATCCAAGCTGCCATGTGCATCCAATCTGGTTAGATTCCACTTTAAGGATCATCTGGCGTCCTCGAACGCGGATGTACACCTGACCGGTGAACTTCTCAATTGGCACAGTTGCTGTCCTGACAATCGTAGCGTCTGGGTTACCACCCAAGGATACTGGATTGTTGTATCCTGATCCAGAGTTCTGCATGGGAATCAGTGTCATTGTGCATTGGGGAGAATCAATTGTAGATCCCCTGAATGTAATGTCAGGCAGGATCCTCCACACAAAACCAAACTTATCGCCGTCATCAATGTCAAACTCGGCAGTCTCAATAATGGCATTAATTGGCAAGGTAGTGCCGGTTGCATTATCGTCAACACCATTCTCGTGATAGACAATGTTTCCTGTAGTGTTTGATTGATAGGTTGCCGCCATAGGATAGTTACGCAGGCCGGAATCTAGCCATGCTGTACGCGCCATAGTCCCGTAAGCCCAGACGTCTTCTGCGTAGTTATAGGTGACGTATCTGTCAATTGCTGTTGAGTTTGCTGAACAATAAAAAAACCAGACTTCATTAAAGCCTTCGTTTGTAGATGCAAAGATCTGGGCGGCCTGATCTAAGTTAATGTCTTCATAAATAAACTGACGCAAGTCGCAACGCAAAGTCTGTGTACGACCATCGTATTTATAGAACTTGTCAATACCCATCCAGTACGTTACACCAGAAGCAATAGCCGCCGCGTTTGGTCCGGCAATAGATAAGTTATCACCTAGCAACTGAGAGCCCCATACAGCTGGCGGGCCTTGGTATTGCATGGAATACAAAGATGAATCCGTCCAGATCAAGATCTCCTGACGAGATTGAAGCGCGGTAACGATCTTGGATCCATGCGAAAGCTGTAAGCTACCGGCCTGATTTGTTGAGGCAGGGAACCACTCGAGGTAATCCTCTTGGTCAGACCAGCGAACCAGCATTGGGTTTTGTGTGGCATCGGCATAGTCATTACAGCCAAATGCAAATGTAAACCTAGATGAGTCTGAGATAAGGATAAAGTTCTGCACAGTGGGGACATAACTAGCACCGGTCAAACTAGATATCAGAACACCCCTAGTTGTTAGAGATGTGTTGGCCTTCCAAATGTAAATCTGCCCGCCATTTGGTGCAAATATTAAGTCTTCACCAAAGTTAGCCTGACTCCAAATACGCATCTGGCTAACTGAAGACGTACCAATACCCCATGTTCCAGTGCCCCAAGCACCAGCGCCCCAGCCAACTAAAGGAATGGCATAAGCTGTACCAACATTAACCTGATATGCCGCCAAGACAGAAGCTCCGCCGCCCGTAGTGGTTGCATTAGCCGCAGATGCCGCTGTGATTGTGTATGTGGTTGTGGATGTTCCAATTGTGGTGATCTGGTACTCGCCATTTAAGGTAAGTCCAGCAACAGCTGTAGCGCCGCTGAACGTCACAAAGTCGCCATTAATATATCCACCCGTGGAATCGGTCACTGTAACAGTGGTAGAGCCAGATACTGTGGCAAATGGATTGTTTCCTAGAGTAGCCGCTGTTTTCCGCAAGGGAGTGATGTCGTTATACGCACCACCAGATTCAATGTAGAACTTAAGGTTAGTTCCAACACCAAGTAAGTTCTGACCGCCCAAAGTCACCCAGTTCCACAAAGACCGGCAGACTCCAAGGAATGTCGTTGCTGAAATCCTCTGCCAGCCACCAATCTTCTCTGGTGTACCCTGACGAAACCGCACCTTGTCGGATACATAATATCCGTTCTCATTGGTATAGCGGGTGTTTTCTCTGTTTACACCAGCTTTTTGAGTAAGTTTCTTTAAGGCCATTGCTTATTTTCGCATCAATTAAGTAATGCCTCAAGCATAAGCTCTAGTGCCGGATTTGTCGATAATCAGCGCCTGCTTTCTGGGCTTGGCATCAGGTGTGTTTGGGATGCTCAGATGTGTCCAGCGGTCAAACTCTCGGATGACCTGATCGTAGGGTAGGCTTGATGCGATTATGGCTTTAACCACCTGATCGGGTGTTAATTGAGGTACTCGGAAGTCCACAGCAGTACCAATGCGATGCTGGCTAGAGTCGCGGCTACCAACTGCATCATTGACTTGCTTGCTTCTAAAAGCCGAGTTGACCATGATGGGCTTTCCACCAAGTACTGTTTTGACTTCTTCAAGAAATTCTGCGAGGCGTTTGAGGTTCTCGAGTTCTTTATCATTTGGCGTATTATCATATTCTCTGTGATCTGTATGGGTTAATTCTTCAAGGGAAAAGTGTTCAGTTAATTGCATGATGCGCCCTTTCGTAAATTATCAATTGCGGGTATGACTTGCAAGTTTGTGTAAACATGAGCGCCGCCCTTGCTTAATGGAATTATGTGGTCAACATGGAATTCTTCTCCAAGAGACATGGCACGATAAAAATCCCGAAGTGCATACATCTGAACAATTTCAGGGGTCAATGGCGTTTTTAGTAATGCGCGTCTGCCAGCATTATCGGCTAAGATTCTTGCCTTGTTTCGTTGCCTGTCTTCGGCTTTCCACCCTGCAACTTTGTCAGGATTTTCTAAACGATAACGTTTATTTCGCGCCAGCTTTGCCGCATAGTGTCTCTGTGTACTTAACTTAATTGACAGCCTATGCGCTTCCGGATTGGCGCGTCTTCTGTCCCGCATTATTGTGGCAAAACACTGTTTACACCGGCTTTGGAAACCCGAAGAAATTCTTTTGTCTGGGCTAAACTCAGACAATTCTTTAAGCTCCTTACAGCAAGTGCAAGTCTTCATTTCTTTGACCTCATGTCAGCAAGTTTTTCAACAGTGCGCCCACCGAAGTACGCAAGAAAGATAATCTGACCCCATTGGCCCAAGAGGTTTACGTAACTTTCTTGTGCGTTATATCCAAACGCAGACATCATTGTGAACAAGAAAAACGCCACAAAAATAGCAATCAAAGCCATAGGACGGATGTTTTTTGACAACCAAGAGTCAGACGCCATGTCTGCTGTCCAGCGTTCTGTAATCGCTGTTTGCTCAATTTCAAGTTGTTTGGTCTCATTAGCCATCTTAGCCAGCTCGCCGTCTTGCGCCATTTTTGCCAGATCCATCTGGGCTTTAGCTTTGGCTTCTGGGTCTGGGATCAGCTTGTCGATGAGCTTGCCACCAATGTTTAAAAGTGAATCTAGTCCGATCATTTTTTATCCTCGGTTTGATTTAGTTTAATGCCTGACAAGAAGCCAATCATGCCGCCAATCAGCGTGGAGAAAGCGGGGCTAATCATTTTAAAGATTTCGGCGTTGTCCACTTCCTTGGCCCACAGGCCGAGCATGAACGAAATAACCATAGCTAGTACAGAAACGCAAAGCGTGATGCTGACCATAAAGGTCACATAGAATGTCAATTTGTCTTTGGTGTTTTCCATGTTTCCTCCTACACAAGTTGGTCAATGTCGCGCTTAAGGTTTGCAATTTGGATGTTCAGCGTTACCTGTCGCATCCTGTACTCATAAATCTCATACTCATACTGGTGAAACTTCTTCACTGTACTGTCAATCTGCACTTGCAAGGCGTGTTCTGCGTTCTGCTTCTCCACCCGCTTGATGAACGCTTCCTGCTGCACCATAGCTTGGGGTTGAACAACTGGATACCATTTGTCGTAGCTGACCTTCATTTCTTCTCCCGCTCCATTGCTCGTGCATAGTAGTAAAGAACCTTTGATCTAAGCTCCGCACTGTCAGCCGCGCCCGCCCATAGAGCTAGGTTGTTCCAGATTCCTACAAGCTGTTCGGAGCTACAGTTGTCGCCGTTTGTTGTCAGCCACCGAGATAACTCAATGTGCCGCAGGGTCGGGTCATG